TGCTGGCGACGAAGATGCGCATTTCCCAGCAGGCGACAACCAATCATCGTGGCAACAAAAAAGAAATCAGCCCGCGAAAGCCCTGGGAGTCCTGAAACCCGCGCTTGGCGGAATATTCGCTGGTGCGAGGAACACCTGAGAATACCGGAAGGCCGGTTCGTCGGGCAACCGATGCGCCTTGCGGAGTTCATGCGCGAAGATTTCATCGCGATCTACGACAACCCGCACGGGACACGGCGGGCGATCATCAGCCGGGGCCGGAAAAACGCCAAGACGACCGAATGCGCGATGATCCTTCTCCTGCACTTGTGCGGGCCGGAAGCGTCACCCAATTCGCAGCTATTCAGCGCGGCGCAATCGCGGGAACAGGCGGCGGTTCTTTTCGCTCTAGCGGCCAAGATGGTCCGCATGTCGCCGACTCTAGCGCCGTTTGTCGGCATTAGGGACACGGCAAAGCAGCTTTACTGCGACGACCTTGGAACGCTTTATCGGGCGCTGTCCGCCGATGCGTCAACTGCGTTCGGTCTGTCGCCGGTTCTGACCATTCATGACGAGCTAGGGCAGGTAAAGGGGCCGAAGTCGCAACTCTACGAGGCGCTGGAGACGGCGACGGCGGCGCAGGAAACCCCGCTTACGATCATCATTTCGACACAGGCACCGACGGATGCCGATCTGCTTTCGGTGCTGATTGACGACGCGGCCAAGAACCGCAATCCGCGAACGGTTTTGAGATTCCAGACTGCGGATATGGACCTCGATCCGTTCTCTGTGGAGGCGATCAGGCAGGCAAACCCGGCCTTCGACTTGTTCATGAACAAGGATGAAGTGCTGGAGATGGCTGAAGACGCGCGCAACATGCCGTCGCGCCAGCCGGAATATGAGAACCTGGTGCTTAATCGCCGGGTGGAGATGAACAGCCCGTTCGTCTCTCGGGCGATCTGGCAGAAATGCGGGGCGGATGTCATCGCCTCATTCAAGGATTTGCCTGTCTATGGCGGGTTGGACCTTTCGGAAGTGTCCGACCTCACGGCACTGGTGCTTGTTGCCCCCGTAGATGGGGTCTGGAACGTGAAGCCGACATTCTGGCTACCTGGAACCAGCATCGCCGAGAAATCGCGTGCTGACCGCGTTCCGTATGACGTGTGGCAGCGCGAGGGGCATCTGATCAAAACATCAGGGCCGACCGTCGATTACGAGTTCATCGCCGCGCATCTTCGCTGGCTTTTCGACACGCTCGATGTTCGGAAGATCGCCTTCGATCGGTGGAACTGGCGGCATCTAAAGCCGTGGCTGGCGAAAGTCGGTTTCGAGGAATCGCATCTGGAAGGTGACGCCGCCGTCTTTGAACAGTTCGGGCAAGGCTACCAGAGCATGTCGCCGGCTTTGCGGGATCTGGAAAGCGCCATCCTGAATCAGAGGATCGCGCATGGCAACCATCCGGTGCTGTCGATGTGCGCGGCTAACGCGACGGTCCAGACCGACCCGGCAGGCAACCGCAAACTGTCGAAGATGAAATCGCATGGCCGGATCGACGGCATGGTCGCTCTCGCAATGGCGATGAGCTTGGCCGCGACATACGAGAACATCGCGGCTCCGGTCTCCCCATGGGATGATCCCGCGTTCAAATTCAAGGTGGCATGATGGGCTTTTTCGGACCTAGCAAACGAGAGATGCAGGCGCGCATTGACGCGCTCGAATCCCGTTCGCTGGAAAACCCTTCCGTTTCGCTTGGCGATGCAAAGGCATTTGCGGAACTGTTTGGTTCCTGGCACTCGTCATCTGGCGTCGAGGTCAATGTCGAGAAGGCTATGGGCGTGACGACCTTCTGGTCGGGCGTGAACTTCCTTTCGGCGACAATCGCATCGGTCCCGCTCTATTTGTTCAACGTCACCGACAAGGGGCAGGAAAAGGCGGAAAGCAACCCGCTCTATGGCATCCTGAACGAGGCTCCGAATGAGGAGATGTCGTCGTTCAAGTGGCGTCAGCTTCTGATGGTCTCTCAACTCCATGACGGGCGGGCTTATTCGTTCATCGAGCTGAATAAAGCTGGCCGGGTGATGAACATCTGGCCGCTTGAATATGCCAAAATGACGGTAGAGCGGAAAGACGGTCGGCTTCGCTACGTCTACAAGGATGATGGCCGCACGATCGTTTACGCTGCCTCCGAGATCATTGACCTTGTGTGGTCCCCGAAATCCGATGGAATCGGCCATTTTGAGCCTATCCACACGCTGAAAAACGCGCTCGGGCTATCGATTGCAATGGAGGAATACGCTTCGAAGTTCTTCCAGAACGGCGGCGTTCCTCCATTGCAGCTTATCGGGCCGATGAACTCCCCCGGCGCGATCTCCCGCGCGAAGATGGACATCGGCGAGGCGCTGAAGGAAGCCAAGCGCGACCACACGCCGATCCTGCCGATGCCTCTCATGCACGAGTTGAAACAAATCGGTTTCGACCCGGAAAAGGGGCAATTGACGGAAGCACGCAGGTTCCAACTTGAAGAGATCGCCCGCATTCTGTCTCTGCCGCCCGTTTTCTTGCAGGATCTGACGCACGGCACGTTTTCGAACACCGAACAGCAGGACTTGCACCTCGTCAAGCATACGATCCGCCAGTGGTTTCGCCGCTGGGAAGACGAACTGAATCTGAAACTGATTTCTCGCCGCAACCGCAAGACGCGCATTCGCTTCGATGAGGACGAACTGCTTCGCGGCGACTTCAAAACCCGCATGGAAGGCTATGCGGCGGGCGTCACCAGTGCGCTTGTCAAGCCCGATGAGGCCCGCGAGGCGATGGGCTGGACTCGTGTCGGCGGTGCCGCTGACGGCCTGTTCATGCAGGGCGCAATGATGCCGATCAACAAGCTAGGCGAGGAGCCGGTTCAACCGCAGGGAAACGATGATGACGCAGCGTGAAATTCGGAGCGGCATTCCCGCAGAAATCCGCGCCGATGAAAGCGGTATCAAGGTTTCCGGCTATGCTGCCGTCTTCAATGAAGAGGCGGACATCGGCGGCATGTTCCGTGAGGTGATTGCGCCGGGAGCCTTCGGTTCGGCGATCGGGCGTGACGATGTTGCATTTCTGATCAATCACGATGGCCTGCCTCTGGCGCGGACCCGTTCAGGCACGTTGAAACTGACGGAAGACGACCACGGCCTACGGATTGAAACGGAACTCGACGCCACTGACCCGGACGTGATGCGGATTGTCGGCAAGATGAAGCGCGGCGACCTAGACAAAATGTCGTTTGCCTTCCGCGCGACGAAACAGTCGTGGGATGACACGCAAGACCCGCCCCTTCGCACAGTGCAGGAGGCGCAACTGTTCGACGTTTCAATCGTCAACGATCCTGCCTATGGCGGGACGGAAATCGGGCTTCGTTCGCTCGAACAGCACCGCGAGGAAACTCGCAAACAGCACAATTCCCAGGCTTGGCGCGTTCGCCTTGCCCGGAAAATGGACCTGGGTCTTCGGACCCGGAGGGCGTAGCGCAGCAGCGCCGCCTCCCGCCCTAAACAGCCCTTCGGCAAGGCATCTCGGCCCGTCGTGATGACGCGCCTGTCCCTTAGAAGGAACTACCATGACCGCAGTTAAGGAACTGCGCGAGAAACAGGCGAAGCTTGTCGCCGACGCTCGCGTAAAGATCGAGGAAATCACCGACAAGACCGACGAGGCTCGCGCCAAGGAAATCGAGACCGAATACGACGCCATGATGGCGGAGTATGACCGCCTCGAAGGCCGCGCCAAGAAGCTCGAAGAACTCGCAGCGCGTGAAGCGGCGATTGACGAGCCTGATCCGCGCCGCCCGAACGGCGAAAACCGCGCCGTCAACCCGGAAGCCGAAAAGACCGCCGAAACCCGCAAGGAAGAGGCGTTCCGCTCGTATCTCCGCACCGGCACGGAAGGCATGGACCCGGAACTGCGCAAGGTTCTGAAGGAAATGCGCGCTCAGTCCACTTCGGACTCTGCCGGCGGCTACACCATCCCGCAGGGCTTCTCGAACGAACTGATCGTTTCGCTGAAGGCATGGGGACCGATGCTCGACCCCGGCATCACCCGCCAGATCGTCACCTCGACCGGCAATCAGATCGATTGGCCGACGATGGACGACACTGCGAACCAGGCATATCGCCTTTCGGAGAATACGCAGGTCACCGGATCGGACGGCGATCTGACCTTCGGCAACAAGGTTCTCGACGCATACAAGTATGCGACGGGTGCAATCCTTGTGTCGGCGGAACTGATGCAGGACTCCGCTTTCGATGTAGAGGCTCTGGTCCGTGAGGCTATGGCAACCCGTCTGGGCCGCAAGGTCAATTCGGACCTGACCCTCGGCGACGGCACCGGCGACCCGAACGGCATCGTTGTGGCATCGACCAAGGGCTATGACGCGACGATGGCTGACGCCATCTCGTTCGATGACATGATCGAGCTTCAGCATTCGGTCGATCCGGCCTATCGGATGGCCCCGAATGTCCGCTGGATGTTCAACGACACCACCCTGAAGCGTCTGCGCAAGTTGAAGGACGGCGAGTTGAACTACATCTGGCAGCCCGCTGACGTTCGCACCGGTGCGCCGGCGTCGATCCTCGGTCACGGCTACTCGATCAACCAGGCGATGGCCAGCGTGGCGGATTCGCAGAAGTCCGTCCTGTTCGGCGACTTCTCGAAATACATCGTCCGCCGCGTCCGTGAGTTCTCGGTGCGCCGTCTGGTCGAGCGTTACGCCGATTACGATCAGGTCGGCTTCATCGGCTTCGCCCGTTACGACGGCGATCTGATGGACACGGCAGCGGTCAAGCACCTGCTGCACCCGGCGACCAACCCGTAAGGAAAGGGGAAGGGGCGGGCTTCGGCTCGCCCCACTCACCATGCTTGTAAAGATGCTCTCCAGCTTCGTCGGCCCGGTCAAAGATTACCACGCTGGCGACGAGATCGACATCCCGGACCAACTCGCCACCCGCCTCATCGAGCGGGGTTGCGCAGTCCCGGCGAGAGGTTCCGCCATAGAAACGGCGGTGAGAATTGCGCCTGAAAAGGCAACCAAGAGACGGGGCAAGCGCGATGTGGAACCGTCTTGAACGCATTACCGCTCCTGTCACGGAGACGGTCACATCAACGCAGGTCAAGGCGCAGTGCCGTATAGACCATTCGACCGACGACACTCTGATCACGCGGCTGATCGAGGCGGCAAGGGACTGCATTGACGGGCCGAACGCCATCGGGATTGCGATGGTTTCCCAGCAATGGCGGATGTCTATCGACTACATGCCAGCCCGTATCTGGGTTCCTATGGGGCCGGTGATCTCCACCGATACGCTCACGTATCTGGATGATGCAGGCGTTCGGCAGACGCTCGACAGCGATGAATACACATGGCGCAAGGAGAACTTCGGCGCTTGGCTCAAGCCGATTTACAACGGGACATGGCCGACTGTCAGGGCGGATTATGACTCCGTGCAGGTGACGTTCACTGCTGGTTTTGCCGGCACCGGCGACAGCCCTGTTTCGCTTGAAAATGTCCCGGCGTCACTCGTTCATGCGCAATTGATGCTGATCGCGCATTGGTATGAAAACCGGGAAACGTCGGTGATCGGCGAGGTTCCAGCGGAGTTGCAGCAGGGCTTCGACCACCTGGCTAACAGGTTCCGTGTCGGACGGTTTTGAGTGGTTCCCTGATTGGCGGGGACAGGCCGCTATTGTCGTGGCGGGTGGACCTTCGGCGAAGGATACGCCGATTGAAAAAGGCAAGGGGAAAGCGCGGTTCATAACGGTCAACGAGGGACATCGCATCTGCCCATGGGCCGATGTGCTCTATGCAGCCGACTCGCCGTGGTGGCAGAAAAACAAGGGCTGCAAGGAGTTTCGTGGCATCCGGGTGGGCAGCGGGGATGAGCCTGGCAAGATGTATCGCGGAATCCGCGAAATACGTCTCGTCAATCAAACCCAGATCATCAGGAAGCCGCGAGGGCATATCGCATCGGGCCGCGTCAGCGCCAACATGGGTTCCAACAGCGGCTTTCACGCGATCGGGATGGCGTTCCAGTTCGGTGCCAACCCTATCATTCTTGTCGGGTTCGACATGCGTGTGGATCTCGGTCTGCACTGGCACGGCTCGCATGTTTCAGGGCTGAACAACCCAACCGGCGAACACATGAAGGTGTGGCGCTCGGTGCTGGATGGAAACGCAGCCTACTTCGATGCTGTTGGGGTGCGGGTGCTTAATTGCAGCCCTGTTTCCTCGCTCAAGAATTATCCTCAGATGACATTGGAGCAGGCGCTTGGACTTGATGGAAGCCCGCAAGGCTGAACACAGGAAATACCGCCACACCTACGCGCGGCAACCCAATTACAAGATGGGGTCAAAGCGCATGTCCGACGCGGTGCGCGACCTGACAGCAATCCCCAGCCGGGGGACGTATGTCGATGTTTCATGCGGGCGCGGGGAAATGCTCGACCATGCCCGGAAGATGGGCTTCACGGTCTCTGTAGGAACTGAAATCGTCCGTGAACTGATCGACAACAAGCGGGTGTTTTACGGCGAGGTGCATCAACTCCCATTCCGCAACAAATACGCGGACGTGGTGACGATGTTCGACGTGATCGAGCATCTACTGCCGGGCGATGACGAACTGGCGTGCAAGGAATTGGCGCGTATCGCTTCGAAACACGTCCTGCTCACCGCCAACAACCGTCCGTCTTTCAGCAAGGCTGGCGACGATCTGCATGTCAACAAACGAGCCTATGAAGAATGGGACGAACTGTTCCGCAGTTGGTTTCCCGGTTCAGTGACATGGATCAGGGGCGAACGGAATTATGTGAGTGAGGCGTGGAGGATCGACCTTTGAAAAAGGCGGTTTTCGTCGCGAATGCGCAGCATCAGATCGATTGGGCGACGGCATTCTCGACCGGGCTTAACCGGCACGGCTGGCAGACGGTCATTCGCCATGATGCCGCGCCGTGTGACCTGCTGGTCTTGTGGGGCATCCGCAGGCAGGAAGCCATAGCGGAACAGAAATGGCAGGGCGGGGAAGTCTGCATTCTTGAGCGCGGATATATCGGGGATCGCTTCAAGTGGTCTTCCGTGTCGTTCGGCGGGAAACTCAACGGCAGGGCGGCATATAGGGGAGTCAAGGACGAGCCGGAACGGTTCCAGTCCAATTTTGGACATCTTGTCCAACCGTGGCGCGCTCGTGATGGGTATGCTTTGCTGATTGGGCAGGTGGCTGGCGATATGTCGCTCAGGCATGTGGATGGCGATCTCTCGCGCTGGTATCGCGACACGTCCGACGCATTGCTCAAGCACGGTTACGATGTGCGTTACAGGCCACATCCCGGCACTATCAAGCGCGGGTCTCCGCTTCATGTTCCATCTGGAACCAAGCTAATCGACGGAACGCTGGCCGACGCCTTTTCCGGGGCGTCAGTGGTGGTGACTTACAATTCGAATACGGGCGTCGAAAGTGTTCTTTCCGGCGTTCCAACGATCTCCGCTGATGGTGGGTCGATGGCTTGGGATGTGACATCACATGATGTTGCGGTGCCTACGGTCACGCCAGACCGCACAACGTGGGCTTCCGAACTGGCATGGAAGCAATGGACGCTAGAGGAAATGGCGTCAGGGGCTTGCTGGGAGGCTGTTGGCATCTGATGGCGGTAAAGGGCGCAAGGGAGACCGCAAGGGCGCTCAGGGAGCTTGCAAAGCAGGTTTCCGTGCCGATCAACGCAACGTCCCGGTTCGCATTGCAGCCGACGCTGAAAAAGGCGCGCAACAATGTGCTGGCGCTTGGTCTCGATCAGGCAACCGGGACGCTGGCGAAAGCCTTGACGATCAAGCGGAAAGCCAATTCGTCCAGGGCAAACCCTGTCCACCAGGTCGGACCCGATGCCGGGGTGGAGAAGTGGACGCGGTTCGGGTTTCGGCGCCCTGTCAAGTACGCGCATCTGCTGGAGTTCGGCACGGCTCCCCACTACCAGCCAAAGCGCGGTGTGATGCATCCCGGCACCCGCCCGAGGCCGTTTCTCGGCCCTGCCTATTTCCAGACACGCGATGAAGTCGTTCGCAGGTTCGGCGCGAAGATCGGGCCGGAGATGGAAAAACGGGCGGCGAAGTTGAAGGCGAGGGGCAAATGATGGGAGCCGGGGAACTCGACCGCCGCATTCAATTGCAGGCCGCCACGATCACGAACGATCCCGACTATAACGAGGAAGTCCTGTCATGGGCGACCTATGCGACGGTCTGGG